CTGATTACTGTTATCCCAAAAATATTTTCCAGCTTCAGTTCCATCATCTAATACTTCATAGTATGCTCCAATAGCATAAGCACCTGGGTAATCATTAGTTGTATTTGCAGCATTAGCCGCTTCAGGTATCATGCTGTCAAAAACTAAATTTAAATTATCTCCTCTCCAATTTTCTACATCATCAGCAAAAGATAAAGGTTTATATCTACTATATACGTTAGATCCAGGAATAGGATTACCACTTGCATCTAATTGATCGTCACGAGAAGATAAAATAATATCAGTTTGCCTTCCATATTTATCAGCTAAAATTATACCTGCTTGATAATTTCTATTTTGTTTTAAAGAATGATTAGGATATTCAGTGTAATCTTGTAAGTCTTTATCTGCTACCTGAGCATAATAATCTAACCCAAGTGGTGTACCAAATCTTGTTGTAAAATTACTATACATTATTCTATTACCAGCAGACTCTTGAGCTAGTGCAGTTAATGGAACTCTGTCAAACACTCTAGTTGTTTGATCCATCGGTAATGTTTTAACAGGTAATAGAGACTCATAAGTATACTGATAAATATTTGTATAATTTAAATCACTAATAAAATCACTATCTACAACCACACTATCTAATACTGAATATGATTGTTTATCTGATTCTTTAAATAAAATATCAATACCTTTAATTTTATAATCAGTAATAATATCTGTTGAAGGAAGTTTAATATTTAACACAGCATTGTTTACAGAGTTTTGCATAAATTCTACTACTGTTGATATAAATGCTTCGTTTTCATCTTCGTTTACAAACCTACCTTCTTGTTGTGGTATAAAAACATCTTGACTAAATGGTGCTGGTGCAGAATATTCATTATCATCATATTTAAATCTATAACTAAACTTAGCAAATTTATCTTTCAAAAACTCTGGATCACCATTCCAACCATTATAACCTGTATTTTTTACTACTCTTACAGATCTACCATCTCTTTTTGGAGTACCAGCAACTGCTGGTTCAACAGTAACATCAGCGCTATTATAAGTCATTTTTATAAAACTATCATCAGCAGCATCACTTGTCCAAAAAGTAGCAACTTGTTTTATTTGTGTAAAATCATTTCCTGTAGGATCATCTCTAAAACCAGCGCCTCTAGCGCTAAAACCTAAAAGATTTGTTCCTAAATCTGTTGGACTACCACTATCATTCCAATGTTCTGTACCTTGTTCTTTTAATGTTACACCTGCTCCAGTATATGGCGTACTACCTGATGTACCTGAATTATCTAATACATTATCCCATTGAGCTAAACTAGCAACTTCAAAGCCTACCGGCGCAAGCTTTCTACTATCTAAAACAGCCCATTTATTATATAATATACCATAAGTAACTCCGTTACCAAAATCATCATCATAATAACACCAAGCACCAGTTGAATTATTATTTGCATCAGTCCAAGCAGATGTAGATTGAGCTTGTAGAATCGGATCTCCATTTCTATAATTTTTTACAGCTAAATTAACCGAAGATATTGTTGTTAAACCTATTGTAACTGTAGGAGGGTCGGCTGCGTCACTCATTGTAGAAGGGTGAGTTGCTGCTGAAGGAGTAATAACTGATCTTAAATTTATAAATTCTGGTGGACTATAAGGAGTAAACTTAGCTACAGATATTTGGTCTTCATTAGTATAATAACCTAGTGTTTTATCTACGTTAATTTTTCTAGGTGTATTTCTATTATCAGTCCAAAACAATAAATTTTCAACTAAATTAGTAGCATAAATATGATTAACTGTAGAAAAATTTAAAAAATTACCTTGGACTAATGTTTGTGTTTGATTAGATGATTTATTATACACATCTATCTTCATACCATAATCAGTATCTAAATCTCCAGGTAATATATCTGGCGCTAAAGTATAATTAGTTCTAAATAAATAAACTAAACCATTTTGCTCATCAACACAATGGCCTATAATATAACCTGATCCACTAGAAACTACAGCATTACCTAAAATAGCTTCTAATGAACCAACGTCATCACTGTCTGATTTAGCGACTTGTAAATTTAACGCGTCTCTATATTCGTTATTTGGTATTAATCTTTCATCTAAGTCTTTATTCATTTTAGACTTAATGAAATTATTTTTAGCTTCTGCCATTTAATTTAATGTTTAATCCATTTAGATTTACCTCTCATAACCTGAACTATCTGATCACTTTTTATATTAGATAATCTAATTTTTGCATTTCTTATTTTAGCACTTTTTTCTTTTCTAAATCTTTGTACTATGTATTCTTGAACATTCGCTCTTGTAGAAAGTATATTATATAGCATGTAAGAATATAAAGCTTCTTCAGCTAATTTAGGAACTCTAGTATCTAAATCATGAGATAAACCATCAGATAAATATTCTAATACTATTAATTTATTTACTAAATTACTTGAAAAAGTAAACTGACCATCTCTTTCGTTAATTCCAAACCAACCATTGACTTGACTATACTGTGGATCAATACCATAAAGTTGACCCCAGTTCCATGGTCCTGCACCATATTCACCATTAAACCAACCATATGCCCAGTTTTCCCAAGTATAATATTCCGCTGCATTTATAAATTTAGTATCAGCATTATCCCATCTTTCTTTTGTTATTGATGTTCCTTCAATATCTTCACCAAAATTATCTTGTGTTGGTACACCTGCATTATCTTGAAGTTGTGTGTAATAAGGATTTGTTGTTAAGTTATTATTTGGATATATAATTCTTTGTACACCAAAATCATCTATCCATGAAAGTCTAACATAATTAACATAATCTTGTGGTATTACTAAATTTAAACTCTCTGGTATTGTTAATTCTGCAGATTTTATACTTTTTAATGTATCATAACTAAATTCTTGTAAACCTCTTTTAGCATGAAAAATTACATCTGTTCTTTTTATACTAGGTACTAATTTATCTTTACCTACATATGCTACTAAAAAATTATTAATTATATCATTAAGCTTTATGTATTGATAACTTCCATAGTTTTCTTCTACTGTATCTCCTATTGCTTTTGTAGAGTCAGTAGTACCATATTTTCCACCATCTAATTTTTTTAATTGTACTACAATATAAACATTAGCACCAGGATTACCTGTAATTGTTATAACATTATTAACAACTGTATAAGCAGATGTATACTCTGTCCAACTTCCTGGTATTCCTGTAGTACTAGTATATAATTTAAAATTATTTAATGTATAATCTTGTTGAGCAGGATCATATGAGCCAAAAACTAAGTCAGTGTCAAACGTAGTTGTAAAAGTTTGACCAGCGGAATCGCCTGCATCTCCTCTAAAAGGTTGTGCGCCTTGATAATATTGTTGATTTGTTTCTGTTATTAATGCCATTTAATTAGCTTTTAGAGTTTTGTGATTCTTTTTGTATTTCTGCTGCAGCAACGTCTATTACCGTAGCATCTTCTATTACAACTCCCGCGTAAAAAAGTATTTTTGTTATTATATTTGTTTGCTCTGTTTTATCTAATTCAAAATCCACAGAACTTGTAGGATCCCAAACATAATAACCAGCAGCTGAATCAAAATTCCACTTAGGATTAGCTGGTTTTCTTATATAAGTTGCTTGAATATCAGCGTTTATAGTTTGAGGATAAATAGTAATAGTATTATTTTCATATATTCCTACTGGAAAATATTCAGTAGGTTTACTTATAGGAGATAAATTTAATAACGCTAATTCATTTCTTTCAATTTGTTGTACTTCTCTATCACTTTTATATAGTACAGTTCCTAGCTTATAAAAATCATTAGGATATAAAACAATATTTATAGTATTACCAGCACCAATCGGTGTAGGTGTTCCAGAAACATTAGCATTAAAGTTACCACCAACTATATTCCAATTTGCAGCATCATATGTTACACCAGCAGCTCCTGTTGGTATTTCTATATTTACAACAACTGAAGAGTCTTCAACATCGGCTTGAGTAATAGTAGTAAGTGGATAAGCTGTGGCTGTACCTGAAGTAGCGAAAGATTGAGTGCCACCAGGTGTATTAGAAGATGTTGGCATAGCAAAGTATGCCGGTGCAGTAGCTGTAGCTGCATTAAAAGTACAAGTTCCTATTGTTTTAAAAGCATCAAGTTTTTGTTGTACATTTTTTAATCTATTACCATACTCTGTATCATTTTGTGGAAAACGAAACTGTTGATTAATAGTTTCTAAATAATCATCAATTATTTCTAATTGAACTTGTGTAGCTATTTTATTAAACTCATCAGGAGTTAAGTAACCTCTTTGCTCTTTATTTGTTATTAATAAGACTGTTTTGTATACTGTATCTACGTTTACTGCCATTATATTTTTTTATTATAATATGGAGGCAGCAAGCGCTGCCCCTATATTAATATCACTTGTTAATTAAGTTTTTTATCTATAGATCGATAAACTTCTACTCCTTCATCGGTTTTTAACCAAGCTGCAAATGCAGAATAAGGATTTTCATCAAATGGAACATTCATTAATTTTCTATCATTTGTTCCCCATGTAAACGATCTTTGATCTCCAGACATTTTTATAATGCCAGCTTCAACTGCTTTAATAGCTAGATTTCTAAGCTGTACATTTTCATCGTTAGCTAAAGATATAAATAATTTAGGATTTTTTCTAGCAAATAATAATAGATCTCTTCTAATTTCTTTAGAGCTCATTTCATTTACTTGCGATCCTAGTTCTACTCTCATTATTGCTTCAGCAAAATCAACTTCCATTGATCTAGCTGCATTTAACGCGTCTATTTGAAGATCTAATGTATCTAGTTCATCACTAGCTTGTTCTACAGCACTATATTCTTCATAAGTTCTACCTTTTAACGGGTGATATAAAGATAATAATTTCTGTAAGTTTTGTTTAGCTTGTGGTACTAGTAATTTACCTTCTCTAAAAACAATATGTCCCATTGTGCACTCACCTTTTTGTTCATCAACTAGTGGTGAATCTTGATTTGTAGCATATCTAATTTCTCTTTGCTTTCCCGTATCTTTATCAAAATACAATAAAGCATGTTTTTTAGTGTGCTTACCTGGTATTGTATGAGTTAATGGTGTTTTATTGCCTTTAAGATAATAAATTCTATCTTTTATTTCCCAGTTGTTTTTAACTGGTTTTTTAGGTTCAGTTTTTACTGAAACTTCTTGAGGTGCAACCTCAACATTTTCTGCTTTAGCTTTTTTTGCCATAATATAATATAATTAAATAGTTTGTAAAATAATAATTACCCCCACCCGTAGGTGGAGGTTATTATTAGTGTAAATGATTAGATTCCTTTGAATAATACAAAGTTGTTAGCAGCTTGAGTTACTAAACATCTTTCAGATAGGAAGTTAACTTCCATAGCGTCAAGAGTTGAAGTAAATGCACCACCAGCAGAACCAGTTAACCAAGACTTCATTCTTCTATCATCAGATTGAGAAGCTCTATATCTTACATGTAAGAAAGGTCTTCTGATGTTAGTTCCTAAAATTTGGTCATATACTGTACTTGTTCCAGCAGGAACTAATACACCTTCAATTGAATTGATACCGTTAATACCACCTCTTGTAGAAGCGTCATTTAAGTATTTCCAATCAGTTTTATAGAAGTCATAAGAACCTCTTCTGAATCCTGAGAATCCTAAGTTAAGCGCCATTTCTTCTGAGTTTTCAAATAAACCATATGCAGTACCACCAGCGTAACCACCAGAAATACTAGCTAGCATATCATCAAAATCAAGAGAAGTTTGTCTTTGTAAGAAAAGCATGTTTTCTTCAATAGCACCTTGAGTATCTAAGTTCTTAAGAATTGCATCAAACTCATCAAGACCTGCAGCAGCTGTGAATCCAGACTGTACATTTCCTCTAGCTTGGATAGCAGCAAAAAGACCTTCAGATCCTGGCTTACCACCAAAGTTAGCACCACCACCTTGATTAAATTCAGCTTCAACCATAGACATTTCTAGGTAATCTTCAAATCTAAGTCTTGTTTCAGACTCAGCTTTTAAATACCATAAATATCCAGATGTTCCGTCTTCAGTAGCAACTTCAACCCAACCGATTTGAGCCATATCAGAACCATTAACTACGTATTGGTTTCTTAGGATAATAGGTGAGTTTGAAAATTGAGTAAACTGTGGATCAACAGAAATTCTTGGAGCACTAGTACCAGTACCACCTGCAACCATGTCAGTTCCTTTTGCATAATCAGAACCATATACAAATACTTTAGCACCAGTAGCAGCACTAAATCCTGAACCAGCAACTAAACCTGCACCATTAAATGGAGCAACGATAAAGTTTCCACCAGCACCAGGAGTTGTAGCAACTACAATTGCCTTAGCTTCGTTACCAGAAGATGGCTCTAAAAGAACTACAGTATCATTAATAGATACAACGTTGTTCATAGTACCAGGAACTGTAATAACGTTCTGATTTACAGCAGCAGCACCACCAGCATCAGCACCAACTTGAATTCCGTCATATGCGATATGTAGTCTGTTTTGCTCAGACCAAATTACTTGGTCAGATGTCATAGGCATTTCAGCGCCTACCATTCTTAAGAATCCAGATAAAGTTCTATTACCATATCTTTCAACTTCTTGTTCGTAAACCTCAGGTAAATATTGAGCAGCGAAACTATTTGTGTCTCCCGCGGCAGCGCCACCGTTAAACTGTAAATAGTTACTGTTTAATACTTCCTGTTGTTGAGAGGGAATTAACCCTCCAAATTGTGGAGATAAACTCATAATTATTAATTTTTAATTAGTTAAATTTTCTTTTTTGAATTTTAAGTTTTGTAGAGTCAGCACCACTGATTGATTTTACTTTTAACCCACCGATAAAAACTTCACCTTGAGTTGATCTAGCTTTTGTTTCTGTTAAATTCTTTGATTTATTAACCACTTCTTTAACAGCATCAGCTTTACCTTGTTCGTAAAAATGAGCAGCGATTTTATCTACATTTTCAGCAGCATACATAGCTTTATGATAGCCAGCCGTATCTTTAACAACACCATCTTCACCGAGGAACTTCCCTACAAGATTAGTAATGTTTGACTGTCTTTCTGCAACAGAATCACGATTTTGGATATTGTACTTATATTTTTTATCTCCAACTTTAATATCGAAACCTTCAAAATTATTTGAAAATAATGTTTTAGTATCTTCTCTAAAACGTTTGTGATTTTGTTCAGCTAACTCTTGTTGCTGTTGGTATCGGTTGAAAAAATCTAAAGCTTTTTGTTGTTCTTGATTAACTCCAGGTTTCAACTTGATTTCCTGGTAATACTTGTCTTTCAAGTTATTCAAATAGCTTTTAGCTTTTGCAACTTCTTCCTTAAACGCAAGTTTCTTTTTGCGTGTTTCTTTTTCTGTGTCTACACCATCTTCAGGAATGAAGTCTTCAAGTAATAACTCTACGTCATCATCTTCTAAATATGGTTTTTCTTTTTTATAATATTCTTTTAATAAAGTAGTATCATCTACCTTTGAATAATCAGCATTTAATCTTACATAGTCTTCTACAGTTCCACCTGTTTCTTTCATAAATGAAACTAGACTTTGAATGTTTTCTGGTAATTGTTCAACTACTTTTTCTTCTACAACATCTTCTTTTTCTTGTGTTGTTTCTTCTTTTACTTCTTTGATCGGAGAAAACCCTTCAGCAGTCTCGTTGGACTCTTGTATAGGTTCTCCCACCTCTGCGCTATCTCCGGATGGTTCTTCCACAGATACCTCCTTTGTTTCTCCGATTTGAATGGCATCTTCTTTTTCTTCTTTTATTTCAACTTTAGTAATATTACTTGGAACCTCTACTAAAGGTTCTTTTGGATTAACATTAACTTTTGTAATGTTATCTTCTACTTTGTTTAATTGTTTTGGTTTAGTTTTTTTACCTTTTAAACTAAATTCACCCTCCTGTTTAACAGGTTCAGTTGTTTTTGTTTCTTCTGACATAATATAATATAATTAAATAATTAATAATTAAGCAACTCCTCCACTTGCAAATTGAGATTCTAAAGTATCACTTTCAAAATCTAATGCAGGTGTATCATCTTTTCTTTGCGCAATCATTTGTGATTGTTGTGTTGCTTGCATTTTTGTTCTGTTATCTTTACGATCTTCTATTCTATTTTCTTTTTCTTGCATTGCAGCTACATCTTGTTTTTTAAGCTGCATATCGTATTCAAATTGTTTTTGTAGTTTTTGTAATTCTTGACTAGCTGCAATTTCCATACGTTGAATTTCAAATTCATTTTTAGCTTTTTCATACTGTACATTAGCACCAGATATAGCTTCTTGTTTTTGCACTTCTGCTAAAGCTTGAGCTTCATTTGTCTTTCTTTGTTCTTCAGCTTGAGCTTGTATATTTGCTTGTTGACTAGCTTGATCTTGAGCCATTTTAGCTCTTCGCTTAACTTTAAGCATTTGATTAGCTAATTTAAGATTTTTAATTTGTCTTAAATCAATTGCATCTTCTAAGTTTATTCCTCCAGTTTTTAAAGCTACTTGTATATTTTCTTCTAGTTTAGCTATTTCTTCTTCATCTGGTTCTAATTCTAAAAATATACCAAAATCATGTAAGTTTAACTTTACAACATCTGCTAATGTTTTTGTATTATAAGTAGATATTGAATTTTGTAAAGAATTAGCTGTTAATGGAAACTCTAAAGCATCAGCAATTTTTAAACTAATATTTTCAGCTAGTTTTAATGTTAAATATAAACTTGCTTGAGAAATATGTCTAGTAGCAACATTAGAAGCATTAGCGGCTAATTTTTGCAACCCTACTAATGTAGATTTATCAGGTGTACTACCATCTCTAGCTTCGTTTAATCCGGTCACATCTCTAATCATTTGTAAATAATAATTATAAGTTTGAATTAAACTTTGTATTTTTGCTCCACCAGCAGATGAAGTTAATTCTTGAATAGGTACCTTACCATGATTAAACTCACCATCTTGTGTTTGTGATCTACCAACAACACTACCAGTTTGAAAATACATATTCAATGCTTCAGCTGGATTATAATTAGTACCATTACCTAAATCTACTTCTGATAAACCGTCCATATCTAAATAAACACCATCTGGTACCATTCTAGCTAAAACTTGTTGAAGTTTTAAATGTGTTATTTGTATCATATCAGCAAACCCAATACATTTGCTAACTAAAGATTCTATTCTACCTTTGTATATTCTTGGAGCACAAATAGCATAATTCATTTCTACTTTAGTTGTATCTGCAGTAGGTCTAGACATGTTTTCTGCTAACTCCCATTTTAATAGTGTATCAGTTCCTAATACTTTTGCACCACTATATAAAACTTCTATAGATCTTGAAACTCTTTCAAAATTATCATTTGGTTCAGGATTAAAAGTGTCTGGTTTTTCTAATGCTTTTTCTAAACCTTGATCTGTATGTTTGATTTTAAACACTTGATTATTATAAGTTTTATAATCAAAATATAATACTTGTACAGTATTTTCATCATAATCACCCCAACCAGTTATATAAGATCTATTACCAGGCATTGCCTGTATTCTTTTTAATTCTTCTTCACTAATGTTAGGAAATTCTTTTTTTAACTCAGGTATAGTTATTGCTTTTAATTCACCTACATAATAAATATCTTGGAAGTTTGGATCTTCTGTATAAGAATATACTAAATAAGCTGGATCAACATAATCTACAGTAATTCCATTAGCTGTATTAAAATTTGTTTTTGATGCTGCTATACCACAAACAGCTAAATCCATATTTAATCTACGTCTTACAAGATCATATTTATTTTTAGCAAATACTGTAGATATAGCTTCTTCCTCAGCTATTTCTATACTTTGCTTGTAAGAAAGCTGCATGTGTAATTCTAGTTCTTCCTTAGATTGTGGTAAAATATTTTTATTAGGACTTTGATATAAATCAATACCTAAAGTACTTTTTAATTGCTCTAAATACTCACGTGATAACATATCTTCATACAACTGTGTAGCATAATCAGTACGTTTTTTTACTGAAAAAGGATCTTGTGCATACGCTTTTATATCATATGATTTTTTTGATATACCATTTACAACTATATCTACAAATTTTGATAAAATAGGAACTGGTTTCCAGTCTAAATTAAGATATGATAAATCACCATTTATCGATAATTCATCTTTATATTTTTGTATACTTTGTTCTCCCCTAGCGTATAATCTTAGTTGGTGATAATTATTCCAATTAGTTAAGTATCTATTACCAGTAGTTCTTCCTTGACCAAACCACTCGTATTCTATAGCTTGAGCAACCTGTCTACCGTACTCTAATGAGTTTTTTTCAACATCACTTACTACTTGACTTGGAAAAGCGCTATTGGTGTTAGTGTACATATTCATTTAAATTATTATTTTTGATGTAACCCCTTGGTTATTATATTTTTTAATTCCTAAATCCACTGATTGAATAACTCGCGGATTAGTAGGAGCATATCTATGTTTGTTACAAGCCATTAAAGCTAAACCTGAACTAATAGAGGCATCATGTGTTGTTCTATTATTTATGTTAAATCTAGCCCAATCTTCAAGCGTTCTTTGAAAATACATATCACCATAACCAGTTTCTTTTAAACCAACATATGTTTCTATGTATGTTTCTATTGCTGAAGCATGAGCTTGCTTAATATCTTCACTTGAATTAGGTATACCACCTATTTCTCTTTCTGTTACAGATAATTTATTTCTTTTTTTATCTGGTCTATTCATAGCAAAACCTCTATAACCTCTACGTTTAAAATAATAAAGTAATCTTGGTTTGTTGTTTTCTGCTAATATTGGCATACCATAAAATACACATGCCATTAATACATCTTCAAAAAATATTTCAGCAGTTTGTGGTCTTGCTATATATTCTAAAAAGAAATGATTTGGAGGTGCTTCTTCCATGCTAAACTTAGTTAAACCATGTAAAGATCCATTAGAACCTCGTTTGTCTACTGTACCTGATATATCATAAGGGTCACAACCAAATGCGCCTATATGTTCATTACCAGGATAATTAATACTGTTTTTAATATATCTTTTATTTTGTAAATGTAAAGGTGGAACCCATGTTATTAAAAATCTACCTTGTTTATTAGGTACAAATATTACTTTAGTGTCTTTGTCTCCATTTTCCCACATAAAACTACCTTGTGTTATAGTAGTTTCAGAATTTACATCTTCATTAAAATCTATTTGTTGATATATTTTTGTAAGATTAAACAATGATTCTTTAGATTCATCTCTAAAAGCATGTTTAGTAGTACGAGGAAATTGTCTATAAAATTCATTAAGACCATCTTGATCTTCTTTTAAACCTTCAACTTCATTTTCCCAATACTCAACAACTCCTAATTTAATCTTTTCGTTTTGTGGTCCTATTATCGGCGTTTTTGGTGTATCGAATACAGGTATGCCATAAGAATCAATGTATCCTTCGTAATTCCATTCCATAGGTATGAACAAACTATATAATCCTGAGCGAGTCTGTCCATTGCTGTTTCTTTTTGTAACGTCTGAGTCATCATATAATTTTTTAAAATTTCTACCTCCTTTATCTAAAGCATTTGATGTTGATCCCATCATACACTTACCAATAATTCTAGAACCTAATCTTAAAGTTGTTTTTGTAACACGCCAGTTGTTTAATATATTATTAGGTCTTTCCCATTTACCACTTTCATCATGTACTAATAGTTTTAATTTTTCACCATCATAACTATTATCACCAGTATTTTT